TTGGTGTATTCAATAATTGTGCCTTACCTCTAAAATTATCTCCCTCTTGAACAAGTGATGTAATTTTATGTGAAACACGATCTAGGTTTACTGTAGGACCATCTGGATGTCCAAGTTCACCAAGTGCTCTACCTTTTCCAACAAATGCTTCATTGTATCTGCCAACTTCTTTTGCAAGAGTTTCGACAGGATACATTCTACCATTTCTGTTTTTGATATTACCCTGTAGAAAAACACCTTCAATGTACATTTTCTTTTTAGCACCTTTTCCTTCGGTGATAAATTTAACGCTTGAGATTTCTTCTGTGATTAATTTCATTTTTCTAATTTGTGTATCCTACTTTTGCACCTAATACTGCAGTTCCTGCATTCACAGAAACAGTATGTGTAGTTTGTTTTTCTAATACTTCAACTGAACCTCTCAAAATTGTAAAAGTTCCAACTGTTGTTCCACCAGCAGTTTCCTGTACAGTAACTACATGATCTGTCCCAGTTGCAGTGTTTACTAAACGAACAAGAGTTGCTTCACTGAAACTTGTTCCAGCACCAACAGTATTAGGCACTGTAATTTGTGATCCTTTAATTAAGATTCTAGCCATTTGACTCCTCTTCCTCTTGTGGTTCTTCTTCAGTTTCTAATTCATCAGTTGCTTCAGTTTCTGGTTCTTCTTCAGAAACTTCTGGAACTTCGTCACCAAACATGGTTGCTGCAACATCTGGTTTTACAGCATCAATTCTTTGAGCACTTTTAGTAAATAAAATTTCTTTAATTTTATCACTAACATTTGCTGCGGAATCATTCGCAGTAATCATATCCATTAAATCATCCATTTTGTTAAAAAATAATTATAAACTAGAAATTATTTATATCTCTCCACCTTTCGGCATTTCAACTTCAGTTGATGCACCTTGAGACTCAAGGTCTGGTTCATTCATTGGTTGACCCAAATCCATACTTGATGGATCAATTTCCATTCCAGTTTCTGGATCTATAATTGCATTTGGATCTGGTAAAGTACCATCCTTGATTTCTTTATCAATTTGCTTATCTATTTCTTCAATATCATCTTCAGTTTGCTTAAGAACTTTTGTACGAACATAATGAGCAGAAAAATATTTACCCATATATGGTTCCATTGCTGCAACAACACCAAGTTGTTCATTCAATAATTCATTTGCTTTTAGATCAGAAAAGTGATTATCGTATAAGAAATCATATTGAACATGTTCTTCTAACGAATCCCAATCTTCTGGTGTAATTACATTTTTAAGAATTAATTGAGTCTTCAACATATCATTGAAAACTTGAGAAAATCTCTTACGTAATCTACCTACAAATTTTGTGAACTTAAGTTCATCTCTTAATATTTCTGATGATCTTCCTAAATTAAATCCACCTTGACTATCTAATCGACTTGATGGTACATTTAATGCTTTATATAATTTTGATTGGAAGTATTCAATATCAGTAAGTTCACCTAAATTTTGTCCACCAGGTAATGTTGTAATTTCAGTTCCTCTTCCACCTTCTCTTCTTGGCAACCAGAAATCTTCAAGCATTGCCATATATTTACGGTCATCACGAATCTCTCCAGTATCAGCATTGTATACCAACTTGTTACGATAACGATTCATAACATCACGAAGATATTGTTCTGCTTTTATCTTTGGAAGATTACCAA